ATAGTCATGTTCGGGCGCTAGATTGGCCCGGCGTCCTCGACCCATAGCGTCCGGCCAACAGCTGTCGTTGACGTGGGCGTGGTGATGGTGGAGTCCGGACCCTGGGTGAACGGGGCGAAGGTGTGCGTACCAGCGCTCAGCGTTATGACCATCACGATGTCGGACGTGGTGCGACCGGCGGAGCTGGTCTCCGTCAGGTAGCTGAGCGTCTCCGCGATGAGCGTTGACGCGGCGTTGGGGGTGGAGGCGCCGCCATCTCGGATGCGGCACAGTGCACGGCTGCTGACCGTGGCGCCGTTCATCTGGATGCCGGTATAGCAGACCCGGTAGTACCGGTCCGCGCGCGCCGTGAACACGTATGGCGTGATGGTGGTGTCCCGCACCTCCACCAGGTCCGCTGCCGTGGGGGTGCCGCTGGTGTTGGTGCGGATCGGCGCGGCCACCAGGCCCCAGGGGATCTTGAACAGGATGGCGTTGAGTGCGTCAGCCGTCATTTCCACGCCAGCAACGGCGAGCGTGGGCGGGTACACGAGGGTCATGGGTGGCTCTCCTTACAAACCAATGAAGATCGGGGGGTACACGTCGACCTTCGTCAGGTGCGCGGGGGCCGTGGCGGACAGCAGGCGCGACACACCGTTGACCGGGGTGGCCGTGATGGTGAAGGTCTGAGGGCTGCTGGCGCCGGACACGGCCGTCACGTTGAGCACCACCCCGCCCACCTTGATGTGGAACGGCGGCGCCGTGGTATCCCAGAGCGCACCTGTGACGGCCACGCTCATGGAGGTGGCTACGCCGGCGTTGAAGTCTGCGGCCAGGGAGGAGGTGCCCGACCCGATCCGCATGAAGCCGGCCGTCTCCACCTGGAGGATCCGATACGGCCCCCCCGGCACACAGTTGAACGTCACCCGCAGGTGGTTGTTCTCCACGACGTACTTGCCGCCGATGGCCTGGAGTTCAACCTGGTCCGCCTCCAGGCCATCGATGGTGATGAGGTCCCCCGGGCGTACCGACAGCGCCAGCTGGTACAGCTCCGGGTGCGCCGTCAGATCCACCGTGACGTTTTCGTACCGCGCCCCCGGCCAGGTCCCCGTGAGCAGGGACCAGTTGGCCAGGTTGGGCAGATCATCGTCGGTGTCCGGGTTGACGTCCAGGGTGGTGGGCACCAGTCCAATGCCCTGCGGGTCCAGGAACGGGTCATTGATGTTCAGCGGGCCAGAGGTCTGCTGCGCCACGGCCGTCCCCGCGTTGGGGCGGTTAGCCGTCACGCTGTTAGTGAGCCCCAGGTCGCCCGTGGACGGCTTCAACGGCGGAGGGATGTTGGTACCGAAGGTGAGCGCCAGCGCGGGGGCCTGGTTGTACCGACTCCGCCCCGTGCGGAACTCCAGGCCGTTGTACTCCAGCGCATCGTAGATCAGGCCGTTGTCCGTGGCCGCGATCTCGTCCAGGATGTCGGTGAGCGTGCCGGGGAACTGCGGGCCCATGCCGGCCGTGTCGGAGCCCACCACGTTGCACATCAGGCCGACCTCGCCGCACACGCGGATGAACCGCGCGGCGGCCGTTTCCCCGATGTATCCCAGCGCCCCGGAGTAGTAGCGAATCGGGTTGCTGACGCGGCCCCAGACCCGAAGCTGGCCGTACTGCGGGACGCTTTCGTCGCTGTCGGACGGATAGTTCAGGATGACTTGGCGCAAGGTGCCCATGGTGGCCGTGGTGAGGACAGCGACCGCTGACGCGTGGCCGTCCGTGTAGACCGCCATCTGGACGTTGGCGCCTACCTGGCTGATCTCAATGCGGTAGTCCCGCACCCTGTCGTTGTAGAAGGGGACATCGCTGGCACTCGTGGCCAGGCCGCCCAGGGACTCCACGTGCGCGACCGGGAACCCCTGGCCCGTGCTCAGCTCCAGCGCGGCGGACGCGCCCACTCCCGTGATGGTGGAGCCGTTGTCGAACACGAATTTGAGCGCCTGATGGCCGAGCGATGGGGAGGCGCCCGTGGCCTTCCCGCGCATCGTCACCTCGATGGTGTAACCCGTTGCCGTGGTGTCGTATGGCGGGGTGGCGATGAGTTGACTGCCGGCCGCCAGGTCCACCAGGGAGGCCGTACCAGCCACCTCCGGACCCGTGTAGGTGGTGATGGGACCGGGCGGGTCGGTCGCCAGGGTGCCATAGACGAACTGGCTTGGCAGTAGCGGTGGGACCGCCGTATTGATGGCTCCCGTACCTGGGGTGTGGGCGGTGAGGTCCTGCCCTTCCATCGGCCACCAGGCGTCCGGGGGCGGGTTGCCGATGAGGTTCGTCAGGGCCTGCGGAGAGGACAGTGTGCGCGTCAGAGCGGACCGCACGCCCCGGTCGGCATTGATGCGGTTGGCCGGTCCGTTGATCTCGATACCGGTCCAGGCGTCCCCCTTCACGGCCCGGTCGGGATCCCACGATGATACGCAGCCATTCACCAGCGGGACCTGAGTGGTGGACTCCCAGTTGTCGAACTTGAAGACGGGGGATGCGTTGGTGTTGCCCAGCGATCGCGCGGTCCGGATGCCGATCCAGCCGGACCGGACTACCGTGGTGGCCGCCGCCTTCAGTTGCCAGGTGGTGGGCTCTACGCTGGCCGCCACCCACACCCGGGCCTGGATGATCGGGCCTCGCACCTGGACGCGTACGCGTAACGGTGTGCCCGTACCGGCGTGCGTGAGGCCGGCCACGGTCACCAGGGTCAGGGAGGTGCCGACCCCCACCGCGCGCAGCTGGACGCTGTTGTCGGTGTTGGCGATCACCCGCACCTGCTGGTAGTCCGATGCGGCCGTGGAGGTACCCCGGAACGCGATGGTCCCAATCTCCAGGCTGGCACCGGTGGCCTGCGGCGCGGTCATGGTGACGGCCGCCGAGAAGTCCGTGACGTTGATGCCGGCCAGGTAGGTGAGCCGCGTGGCGTTCGCTGCCGTCACGGTCTGCGAGCCAACGCCGGAGGCCACCTGGAAGTCCGACGCTGCCCCGCCGCCCAGGTAGGTGGACCACGCCTGGCCGCTGGTAGCCGACCCCCAAGAGTCCACGCTGGTGCGCGTGAAGGTGTCCACGGTGTCCGCCCACGTGCCCGACGTCAGGCCGGGCGTGAGTGCCACCCTGGCCGGCGTGTTGCGACCAATGAGCCCGTACAGGCTGGAGCGCGCGTCGGTAGGCACGTAGGTGCCGTCACGGTTGTCCAGCGTGGCGCCACACGTGGCCGGGGGGAGCCCAGCCCCCTCACTCTTCAGGCCCCACACCGCCGTGATGGGGTCGCGCGCGTAGGGGGGCGCGGCGTTCCACTGACTGCTGTAGAACAGATCAAGGCTGGCATTGGTCTTGGGCACGTCAGGCCGTCCGCACGTTGATAACAGCAGGGCCACTACGACGCACAGCACGAGCGATGATCTCGATGATCGCATCATCAAGGGCACTGCCTCCAGACTGAAGGACCAGGGTGGTACCCCCGCCGCCCCGGCCAGCGGGGGTAACGGTCTCGCCAGCCTGAAGGACGGCTAGCACCTCCTGGCCAGGTGAGCCTGGCACGGTGCCGCCCTGGTGGAAGTGCGGGAGCTGCGGCACGCTCACGGTGGCGCCACCGATAAGCGGCACCCAGTCCGGCACGGTCCAGCGCAATGACCCGATGGTGTTGTTCCAGGCGTCCGCGATGAGGTTGAACGCCGCACGGAACGGGGCGGTGATGAAGTCCCCAATCTTCATGAAGGTGCGGCCGATCATGCCAGGGAGCTTCTCCAGCCAGTGCCAGAAGTCCACGGCCGTCTTTTTGATCCACCCCCACACCACTCGCCATAGGTCCTGGAACCAGGTGGTCTTCACCGCGATGAGAACAATGATGGCGATGAGCGCCACCACGGCCGCGATGATCAAGCCGATGGGGTTGGCGGTCATGGCTGCATTCCATGCCCATTGCACGCCGGTGATGATCCCGATGATGGCCACCAGGCCGTTGAGTAACGGCGCGTAAGAGTTGATCTGGTCCACGGCCTTCTGAAGATCCGGCGGATGCGCTTCCTTCCACGCTTCGTTGGCGTCCAGCTGCGCAGCCTCTGCGTCGATGGTGGCCTGAGTGGAATCGCTGGTTGCCTGAGACACGTCCTGGTTGGCCTGCGTGAGGTCGGCCTGCGCCTGCTTCAAGTCGATGGCGGCCTGACGCGCCTCGTTGCTGTTCTTGCCGTGCTCGTGCACGGCGGTGTTGTAGTCCTCCTGCGCCGTCTTCGCGTCCAGCGTGGCCTGCTGCGCGTCGATGTTCGCCTGATCGATGTCCAGGGTTGCCTGCTTGCCGTCCAGGAGCGCTTGGTTCACGTCGTGCTGGGCCTGCTTCAGATCGTTGAGCGCGCGGGCGTGTTCCGCCGCCCGACGCTCCGCCGCCTGCTCCACGTCCGAGAAACCCTGGAGCGCACCAGAGATGCCATCCACAGCGTCCGACGCGCCACTCACCGTGCTGCCCAGGTGACCCAACTTCGTGCCCAGGCCCGCCGTTTTCTTGCCGGAGTCATCCATGTCCGCACCCGCGTCGGTGGCAGCGGTACCCACGGTGTCCAGCGCCGTCTTGGACTTCGCCGCTGCCTTCACGAGTGCTTCGGCGTCCCCGCCGAAGGTGAGGGTTACCTGGTTGCCGGTCACGTCAGCTCACCTCCAGTCCCGCGTTGCGAGCCACCCGGGCGATGCCCTCTTGCATGGCACGCATGATGTCGTCGTGCCGCTCGTAGTACGCGGGGAAGACGTAACGCCCGTCCCTCAGGAACTCGCGCACCACGCTCTTTTTGATGCCCGTCTTCCCGCCGAAGTCCAGCCACGGGTAGTACGGAGCCCGGGGCCCGCCGAAGGTGACCCGCACGGCCGTGCGGGTGCTCCGTACCTTCAGTGACTTCGCCGCGCGACCGGTGCGCTGCGGAATGCGCGGCCGGGCCGTAGCTACCACCAGCTCCGCCGCTTCGTTGAACACGATGCGCAGTTGCTTGGCTGCTTCGTTGTCCACGTTCTTCAGGGAGCGGGCCAGCTCACGGAGCCCGGACACCGCGATGGTCAGTGCCACCTCATGCCCCCTTCCCTGTGGCCAGCTGCTGGGCCTGCGCGCGCCGTCCGTGCCAGATGCCCCAGCGCATGAACTCATCCGCGCTCATCTGCTGCCGTAGTGCGCCGACCGTCATCTTGAGTCGGTCGGCCAGGTAGAACTCGAAGTCGAGCGTGCCGTCAGTCTCGAAGGCTTTTGTAGGCGTCCTTCTGCGCTTCTCGGCTCACGCCGGACAGTTCGGAGATCTTCGCGATCACCGGCTGCAGCGCGCCGAACCCCATCGACTCGAAGATGGCGTGTGCCTGCGCCTCGGTGACCTTCGGTTCCACGAGGCCGTGCGTGAAGTAGAAGAGGTCCGAGGTCTCCGCCCTAGGGTTGCCACCGTCTTTCTTGGTCAACAGGTGGAGCTCCGCTCGGGACAGCCCGCGCACCCGCACGGCGCCGACGCCGGGGATCTCCGCGACATCCTCGGGGAGACTGCCCGCGAGGAGCGCGTCAAGCGAAACGACCTCGCTCATCACGCGGCCTGCGCCGCTGCGTTGATGTCGCCGGTCACCTGGAAGTCGGCCTTCCACTTGATCATGTCCGCCACCGGGTTGCTCTCGGTGTAGTTGGTCAGGATCGCGTTGAAGCTGTCCTGTGGCTTGCCGGAGCCGGTACCTTCCGGCTGGCGGATGACCGGGACGGCCGCGTTCAGCGCGTACACGATCAGGAGAGCAGCGCGCGGCCCGGTCGAGGCGGTGCTGTCGTAGGTCCCACCCATCGTGAACGTCGCCGTGTTCAGACCCGCGTCGAACTCGTGGGCGTCGTCGCCGTAGTGGGTCGTGTCGTGGGTGTCGGTGCCGCGGGGCAACTCCGACTCGTTCGTGTACTGCGACAGGTCCACCGAGTTCACCTTGACGACGGTGTCCTTGCCGTGCTTACGTCCCATGATCAGGCTCCCGGTCCAGTGATGTTGATCGTGAAGATGGCGGCCATGTAGTCCACGCCCGCGATGGTGACGGTTTCGAAATCCGTGCGCGGCACGGTGACCACTTCGGCAGAGGTGTACTCGTACTCCTCCAGTAGCGTCTTGACGCTGTCCGGGCCAGATCCCTTGCAGTACGCCGCGAGCGTCTTGCGGGTGGCGCGGGCCACCGTCTTGCCCGCCACCACCACGGCCTGAAGTTCCATCGTGTCGGAGCCCCGGCCGTACGTGGCGTCGAAGTCAATGCCCTCCGGGTACAACACAAAGGCGGCCGGCGGGACCACCTTGTCCCCCACGGTGACGATGCGTCCCGCCAGGGATGGGACGGTGGCCAGCGCCGCCTCCAGCTCACCCATGACCGCTTCGAGATCCATTACCGCGCCACCCAGATCCGCACCAGGCCAGAGATCATGAGGTCCACGTCCGGGTCCAGCCTGGAGAGCAGGCGCATTTCGGAGCCATCCGAAGGTGACCCGGCGATGCCGTACGGACTGTCCCGCCGGGACAGGAACCTGTTGACCTGAAGGCGCGCAGCTGTGGCGATGGTGGCCAGCACGGCCGGCCAGCCCCAGCGGCCAGTGATGGCCAGGTCCTCCGCCGGAGCGATGCCGCCGCCCAGGACAACGCCGGTCCACACCCGACTCTTTGCCACGGCGTTGAGGGGCACCAGCCGGTAGTCCGTCACGGCCACGCCGTCCGCCAGGACCACTAGGTCCTCCGTGGTGGCAAGATCGTCGATCTCCGCCACCCAGCGCCCCAGGGTCCTGCTCCAGTGCGCGGTGTAGAACCGCTCCTCTGGGGTGTCCACCTGGCCGAACTGGCGGTGACAGCGATTGTCAATGGCGCGGGAGGCAGCGGTCACGATGAGCGCCAGCTCTACGTCGTCCACATCGTCACCGACGCGCACGAAGTCCTTCGCCTCTTCAAGGTCGATGTAGTCAGGCTCCCACGGCATGGCCGCTACCTCCCTTCAGCTGTTGGTGTGCGTCAGAGTGCGGCCGGCAGAGCCAGCAGGATGGCCGACACCACCGTGGTGTCCGTGGTGCCGGACGCGCGCACCACGTTGATGCGCAGCCATGGGCGGTCAGCTTTCGGTGTGATGGCAAAGACCAACGTCTGGTCCCCCGTGCCACCCGCCAGCGCACCGGACACCGCCACGGTGGTTGCCGTGGCGGGCGTGCCGATGTTGCCGGCGTTGTCCGCCGCGTCCTGCACGGTCACGGCCGTGGTGTCCGCCGTGCCCGCCGTGGTCATGCGCACGATGAGCATGAGTCGGCATCCGCTGGCCCAGTTGAAGGCCCGCAGGTCGATGTCGTTGGGCGTCCCGAAGTCGAGCGCCGTAGTGGTCACGGTCGCAATCGAGCCCTTGGCTGTGCCAAGCACCCGGATTGCGTCCAGGGAGTCCTGTCGCATTCCTTGTCCCTCCTGTGGACGTGTGAGTGGTGGTCCACCTAGCGGGGCCGGTGGTTGGCCGACCCCGCTAGGGAAGGGATCAGGTGTTGCCGGCGATGACCTTGTACGCGCTGATGTTCTGCTGGCGGCCGTCCGCGCGCGCCCAGGCGTTGTACTGGACCTGACGCTTGTTCACGGCGGTGTAGGGGTCCACCAGGACCTCTACGTCCCGCACGGTGCGCCAGACGTAGCCCTCGGAGAGGTTGCCGAAGATGCCCCAGTTGACCGTCTGGCCCGCGGTGAGCAGGATGTCCGCGAACGCGCTGTCCAGCACGACCGGCGCGAGCACGGCACCGATCTGGATGGCGCCACTGATCTGCGTGGCATTGGCGTCGCCCAGCATGGGCGTACCCGGCTTGAAGATCAGCTGATTGGCGCCGTCCACGAGCTTCAGGATGGTGCCCAGGCTGGAGCGGTTCATGTACCACTTCGCCCCGGGCCAGTACGCCTCATCCAGCGACATCACCACGTCCACCAGGTCGCTGTAGCTCAGTGCCGTGGAGATCTCCCGGCCCGTGATGCCCTGGAGGACACCCTGCGCCTGCGCCGAACCCGTGCCCGTCACCGCGTCGCGCGCCATCTTGCGCGCCAGCCGCATGCCCAGCTTGCGGGCCACGAATCCTTCGATGTCGAACGCGCTGTCCTGGAGGAGCGCGAGCGGCACGGCCAGCGCGTTACCGCCAGTACCAGATGCGGTGTACTCGAACGCCGAGAGCTGCACCTGGCCGAACACGATGTCCGCACCCGACGCGGGCACGGTGTTCTCGGCCGTGACCACGGCCTCATTGGCGGTGTCATCGTTGGTCGGGTACGGCAGGGGGTTGCCCGTCTCCGTGGTGAGCTGCTCCGCGTCGTTGATCACGCCACCGAAGGACTTGATGACCTCAACGATCTTGGCGCGGAAGCCCTCCGGCACGGTGTACCCGCCGGAGCTACCGGTACCGGTGGTCTGCGCGTTCTGCGGACCGGGCGTCATGTCAGCGTTCGGCCGGCCGGTGCGCAGGTAGTTGCGGAAGCTCTCGGCTTCCGCGTCTTCGCGGCGCCGGTTGCTCGGCCGGCCGGCCGACACAACCACCCGGGTGTACGCGTTGTGGCGAGCACGCATGGCCGCTGCCGCGCGCTGCGTGGTGGCCGTGTTCGCCACCGGCGTGACGTCGGCCGTGTCGGTGGCGTCCGTGTCGGTCTCGGTGTCACCTTCCGCGCCCGGAGTCGGCTCGGCGGACCCGTCAGCCTGCGATGTGGCCAGCTCCACCTCCAGACTCTGGTACGCGATCACGTCGTCAGCGGTCAGGCTCGGCTTGTCGATGATGGCCTGCATGTCGGCCAGGATGTCCTCAAGGGGACGCATTACTCCACTCCCTTCCGGAGTGCTGCCGGAGCCTTTGCCCGGACGATGGTGGCTCGTGCACGAGCGCGGAATGCTTCCGTGCTGTCGGTTGCCCCGGACCCCGGAGCGGGGGAATCGGTGGTGTCGCCCTGGCCCTCAGCGTCGCCGTTGATGCGGTCCACCAGCCCGGCCGCCAGCGCGCTGTCCGGCGTGTACCAGGTGGTTGCCGTCATGGCCGCGCGCCAGGTGTCCGTGGTGCCACCGGCCTTGCGTGCGTAGATGGCCGCGATCTCGTCGGAGGTCTGGTCCAGGCTCACGCGTAGCTCGTTGAGCTCCACCAGCACCCGCGCGAGGTCTGCGGGGTTGGCCATCATCCAGAGGTCTACGTAGCCAGCGGCGTCATGAATCATGACCTCGCTAGGTCGGTACGCCACCACCTCATCCGCCGCCATGGCGATAAAGGACGCCGCGCTGGCCGCCACCCCGATGATGTGCGCCGTGATGGTGGCCGGGTGCGCCTGCAACGCGTTGTAGATGGCGTACCCGTCCCACACGCTCCCGCCGGGACTGTTGATCTGGAGGTCAATGGCCGGTGCTGTGATGGCGTTGAGGTCCCGCGCGAACGTGCTGGACACCACGTCCCACCCGATCTCGCCGTCCAGCGTGACCACGGCGCGCTCCGCGTCATCGGCCTTGCTGATCTTGTACCACGGCGCGGCCGGCACCACGTCCCGCGGACGGGAGTGCGCCAGCGCGATACGCCGCATGCGATCGGCCAGGGAGGCAAGGCGAGCAGTCATCGTGTCTGTCCCGTCAGTAGCGCGCGCAGCTCATCGGTGGTGGGGGGCACGCCGGTAGCTGGCACGGCGGACGTGGGGTTGACCTGCTCCGCCCCGTCCGTGGGGTTGAGTGCCTGGCCGTGCACGCGGGTGACGTCCCCCTCCGGTCCGATGCCGGGACGGTTCATCAACGCCAGGCCCTGGTTGATGGTCATCAGGCCGCCGTCAACCTGCTTGATGATCAGGTCAACCTCGTCGGACGGGCTGCCCTTCTCTAGGCCGGAGAAGTTGAACTGCGCCCAGCTCTTGTTGGGGAGCAGGTCCGACATGGCCTGCTGGAACGGCTCTGTCCAGTTGCGCAAGGTGAAGCGCCCCAGGCCCCGCTGGAGGATCTCCACGCCCGTGCCCCAGGTGCTAACCGCGCCCGGGTCCATCAGGAATACGGGGTGCACGCCCAGCCAGCGCGCGATCTCCTGGATGCTGAACTGGCGGGACTCCAGGAACTGCGCGTCCTTCAGGCTCATGCCCCACGGCTGGAGATCGAACTTCCGCTCCAGTACCACGATCTTGCCGGCGTTCTCCGTGCCGCCAATGGCGTCGTTGATGATGCGGGACGCGCTCTCGGCGTCACCCTCGTCCAGGTCCTCCGTGGGGACCGCGAGACCACCGATCATCGGGCCGTTGGCGAACCCTTTCGCCGCAGCCACGTCCGCCGCGATGGCGCCGCCCAGTGAGGTGCGCGCCATGCCAACCACGGACAGGCCGCGCAGTCCGTCCAGGGTGGGGCCCATCACCTGCGTCATGGTGGACGTGTCGTGCTGCTCGATGAGACGCCGGCCGTCGCGGAGCACGGAGACATCGAAGCGCTTGCCGCCCGGCCGGTCCGCGTCCCATGTGACGCTCACGCAGTTGGGGTCCACTGGTTCCAGCCCGGCAACCATCCCCAGGCCGTTGTACAGGTGACGCTGGAAGCTGTCCCCGCCCAGGATCATGTGGAGGATCGACGTCTGCTTCCAGTTGAACGGGTTGAACCCCACGGCGCTGCCCGGGTCGTCAAGCCACGAGCTGACGCACGCCCGAGTGCTGCCCCACTCGCGCAGGGTCTCCAGCGGCAGGCCGCCGATGCTGCCCGCGATGAGCATGGAGCCGCGCCAGAAGGCGGAGATGGACAGCGCCGTGTACTCGTTCACGTTCACGCCGGCCGCACTGTCCATCCCCAGCCACCGCGGGAACCGGGGGTCCGAGACGGAGATGGTGCCCACGTTCGCGCGGGCCGGCGTGCGCTTGCGAGCGAAGACGTTCACTCAGTGCCGCTAGGGAGCAAGCTGGCGAACCAAACGGCCAGCGGGCAGGCCACCATCAGGCCCACGGGCCACCCCCACTCGGCCCCCGCGCCGATGGCGCCGGATGCAAGGCCGGCCGCCCCGATCACCGTGGCCGCGCCGCGACGGGCGACAGCGACGGACCGGGTGATCGAGTGGGCGAGTGCGGCGCGCGCCTTCTGGAGGTTGACACCCGGTACGGTCACGGGTGCGGAAACTGTGGTCACTCCGGCACCTGCTGTCCCTCGGGCGATCATGTAGCGCGTGCGTATCGTACATGAACGGATCTATCATTTCCATCACGCGTTTACCGGCGGCCAGGGAGGGGAAGCGCATGCAGCTGACTGAGGCCGTGGGGGAGGCTGTCACAGACGCGAGTGAGCCGGCCGCCGTGCTGGCGTTGGCGTACGCCGCGAGCATTGATGAGGCCACCCACGCGCCGCTGGGCCTGGCCGACGCCCTGGCGCTGCTGGCCGTGGCCGCGATGATCGCGGATGAGCAGGGCAGCGACCTGGACGAAGGGCCCACCCGGTCCGGCGACACGTACGCGCGAGCGCACCGGAAGGTGGCCGCAGCCCTGTCCGCCGTGAGCGTGGCCAGTGACCTGGGGCCCAAGTTGCTCAGCGCGCTGGACGCGCTGCTGGTTACACCCAAGGCCCGCGCCGCCGGGGGCGCCGCCATCCCCCCGCCCCCGGCCGCCGCCAACCCCCTCCAGGCGTTGAGGGATCGTCATGACGGCCGCCAGCTGCACTCTGTCGGTTGACCTGTCCGGGGCCGTGCTGCCCCAGACCTGGACCCGGCCGCTGCGGGAGCTGACCCCGGACACGTCCTACGGTTTCGATGTCATCGACTTCGCCATCACCATCGGGCACCCGCTGGATCCGTGGGAGGCATGGGCTGCCATCCACATCGGGGAGCTACTGCCCGATGGCCGGCCGCGGTTCCGCAAGGTCCTGATCATGGTGGCCCGACAGAACGGCAAGTCAGAGCTGCTCAAGATCCTGGGCCTGTACTTCCTGATCATCGCGCGCGTCCCCAACATCCTGAGCATGAGCAACAAGTTCGAGTACGCCCGCGCGCTCTGGGCCAGCGCCTACAAGATCGCACGGCGCTCCGAGGTCACGAAGAATGAGATCCCCGTCTTCCGGCCGGGCAACAACGACCCGCACATGACCACGGCGGACGATGCCACCTGGCGAATCTGTGCCGCCAACGGGGACGCCGGCCGGTCAGGTAGCTGTGACCTGATCTTGATTGATGAGCTGCGCCAACACCACAACTTCGAAGCATGGTCCGCCGCGCTGCACACCATGAACGCGCGGCGGAACGGTCAGCTCATCGCGGCCAGCAATGAGGGGACGGCCGCCTCCGTGGTGCTGGACACCCTGCGCGAAGAGGCCATCGGCGGCAACAACCCGCGCACGGGGATCTTCGCCTGGCAGGCCCCGGAAGGGGCACGGCCCGACGACCCAGACGCCATCCGCGCGGCCAATCCCAACATCGGGGTGCGCATTGAGCTGGAGGACCTGCTGACGGAGGGGATCGCGGCCGGCGCGGAAGGTGGTGACCGCCTGGTGGAGTTCCTGACCGAGGTCATGTGCGTGCGGGTGCCCGTCTTCAAGCCAGCTATCAACGTCACCACCTGGGCGGAGCGCGGGCCGCGCGAGGACCGGCCGGCCGTCAGCCTGCGCGACCACCGGGACAAGCTGGCGCTCTGCCTGGACGTGAGTCGGGACGGCCAACACGCCACCCTGGCCGGCGCCATCGTGCTGGACGGCCAGACGCACACGGGGATCATCGCGGCGTGGGACAGCACGGCCGCCATGCGGCGTGAGCTACCCGGCATCATGGCGGCCGTGAAGCCGCGAGCGCTGGTGTGGTTCCCCAACGGCCCAGCCGCCGGCTTCATGGGGGAGCTGGCGTCGCCACGGCGCGCCACACCCACGGCCGTACGCTGGCCGCCGCGTGGCGTGAAGCTGGTGGAGATCACGGGGGAGAGCGCCGCCGTGTGCATGGGCTTCGTGGAGCAGATGGACAGCGACGCGCTCCGCCACGATGGTCACGCCCTGGCCACCACGCATGCGGGTAACGCCATCCGGCGCCCGCGCGGGGACCTGTGGATCTTCGACCGGCGCGGCGCCGGGCACATCGACGCCGTGTACGCGATGGCCGGAGCCGTCCACACTGCCCGGACGTTGCCGCCACCTCCGCCGCCGCTGCGTGCCGTGGGGAAGTAGATCTCCCTTAGTTATTGGATTGTTACTCTTTGGTATTGCGCCGCAGGTTGATCTTATTCGGGTCTTCGTGGCTCAAGATCGGAGAGGGAGAAAAGC